TTGGAACATCACTCATGCCCTCGGCGGCAGGCCTTCTGTGACAGTAGTAGACAGCGCCGCGACTGTCGTCATTGGAGACGTGGCCTATAATAGTGATACGTCGGTGACAGTCTCGTTCGCTGCGCCCTTCTCGGGCTATGCGTACCTCACATAGGAGATCTCTTCCATGGCACAGAAGTTTCTTACAAACATAAACCTCAACAAGAACCAACTTGTTAATGGCGTCATTCAGAACCTTGGTGCCGACCCTAACACAGATCTCGTAGAAGGTTGGATCATCTACCGCACCGACCTTGACGTCATCAAGATCTGTGACGGTACGGCGTGGCACGTTTTAATCGAGAACGTTCAGTCGGGCGGCACGCACTCCTCTGCTCTTACGATCACAGAGAGTGGCGGTGTAATCACGATTACACCTAACCTTGCCGATGGGTCTAACGCCGGTCTTCTTTCGTCGAGCTTCTATACCGATCTAAACTCTGCAACAGCATCAAACACGAACGGGACATTGGCAAAGCGAGACAGCAACGGGCGGCTGCAGGTAACCGCACCGTCTGCCGACCTTGACGCCGCCAACAAGGCATACGTAGATTCTGCTCGCTCTGGTCTTGACGTTAAGCAGTCTGTTAAGTACGCGACAAATGCTGCTCTTGCTACGTACACACATAGTTCGGGCGTGCTGACTGCGTCTAGCAACGGTGCTTTTTCTATCGACAGTGCTGTATTCACGTCTGGCGACAACGGAACGCGCGTACTCGTAAAGAACGAAACATCTGCAAACGCTCCGTACAACGGCATCTACACTGTAACCAGTGCTGGTGACGCAAGCAATCCGTGGGTACTAACACGCGCTACCGACGCCGACACAAGCGCTGAAATCAACCCGGGAATGTTCGTCTTCGTCGAGCAAGGAACCGCATGGGCTGACTCCGGCTGGGTTCTAACAACAGACGGCGCCATCACGCTTGGATCAACAAACCTAACGTTTGTGCAGTTCTCTGCCGCTGGGCAGAGTATCGCCGGAGACGGTCTTACAAAAACCGGCAACACGATCGACGCTGTCGGCACTACAGACCGTATCAGTGTGTCAGCAGACGCTATCGACATTGCTAGCACGTACGCTGGTCAGTCAAGCATCACGACACTTGGTACGATCACAACCGGCATATGGAACGGTACAGACGTTGCTGTTGCCGATGGTGGTACAGGTTCGTCTACAGCCTCCGGAGCTCGCACAAACCTTGCTGGAGACATTACCGGAGGTACGACAAACACGCCGGCTCTTTCTAAGGTAGCTTCACAAACCATCGGCAATAACAGTGCAACATCTTTTAACGTCACTCACAACTTCAACACTAGAGACGTTGTTGTTCAAGTATACGAAACAGGGTCGCCCTACGACACCGTGCATGTTGATGTTTCTCGCGCATCGGTAAACTACGTAACAGTTACGTTTGCGTCCGCCCCGTCAACAGATGCGTATAGAGTAGTAGTAACAGGTTAGTAATTCGCCCTGCGGGGTACACGTTGTAAATAACACAGAGTCGAGGCTCTATGGCATTCAAACTTTTTAACCTATTACGAGCTCGCTATTTCAATAGCCAAAGCGACGCTGCTGTCGAAGTCAGCCTTGGCAGTGACGCAAACCCGAGACTGGCAGTTGATGCTGGTGGACGTCTTTCATGGGGCGATGGCACGAGTTCAGTAGACACCAATCTTTACCGTGATGCGGCAAATACGCTTAAGACAGACGATACGTTCAAAGCCCCCGCAGTCTACATTGACGGCATAGAGGTAGATACTACAGGTGCTGCTACAGGCAATACTTTTGTCTACGATGGCACAAAATTTGCGCCAGGTACCGCACCTGTCAACATTCCCGGTGGTGAGCCAATCGGTCACACCGATAAGTCACAAAGCACTATTTCTTTTGATGAAGGAAACCGCAGATTTTCTATTGCGCCTGTTTCGGCTTCATTTGAAGTTTGGTGCAAGGGTGTCAAGTACACAAAAACAACTACGGAAACTGTTGACATTCCAGATACCAGCGGTCTTTACTATATTTATTATAGTAATACTGGAGTACTTTCATATAAAACAACATTTTTTGACTGGGAAAACGACACTCCTACTGCTTATGTCTACTGGAATGAAGTAGATAATAAGGCGTACTTCTTTGCTGATGAACGCCACGGTATTGTTCTTGACTGGCAAACGCATGAGTATCTACACAGAACTCGTGGTGCTGCTATTGCGAATGGTTTTGGTGCAAATAACTACATCCTTGCTGGTGATGGTTCGTTAGATTCTCACGCTCAACTAGATATTGCTGACGGAACATTCTTTGATGAAGACCTTCAGGTTGACATCACGCATTCCGAAACGCCAACGGCAAATACATGGCAACAAGTTCTTCAAGGTATTGCAGAGATACCAGTTTTCTATCGCACCAATGCACATTGGAAACATGATGCGCCAACACAATTCCCGCTAAAGCAGGGTACATCTCGCCCCCAATACAACTTAAATACTGCTGGCACATGGTCCACCACCGATGTTCAAAACAACTATTTTGGTGTCTCATTTATTATCGCCACAAATAACCTTAATTATCCAGTACTTGCGATTCTTGGTCAAAATAATTATAGTCAAAAAAGTTCTGCTGAAGCAACTGTTTACAGCGACTTGGACTTATCTGGTTTCCCTGTTGTTGAATTCAGGCCTCTTTACAAGATTATTTATGAATGCAAAGATTCGTTTTCAAATACACCAAGTGCGTCATTCGTTTCTATAACAGATGTGCGCTCGGTCGTTTCTGGTGGTGGCGTCCCAACCGAGCCGGTGTCGGACCACGGTTCTTTGACAGGATTAAGCGATGATGACCACACCCAATATCTGCTTGCTAATGGAGGTCGTAATGCCTCATCGCTAACGGTCACGGGGGCGCTTTCGTCGAGCACCCTAACCGTAGATTCGATTGAGATTGATACCACCGGCGCGACTGTCGATCAGGCGCTTGTATTCAATGGCACCAAGTTTGCTCCATCAACAGCGGTGGGTCCGCAGGGCCCTCAGGGTGCACAAGGCGCACAGGGACCGCAGGGCGAAGAGGGCATCAATGGTATTTCTGCTGGAACAGTCTTCTACCTTGATAGTGCGGATGTTACACAGACCGTTCCATTTGCCGCCCCACAGGCAGCGTTACTTCTGCTCCCCAACACAAATACCCAAACAACAATAGTTACAAACACTATTTCCAGCACAGACATAGCAATTGCTGAATTTGTAACAGAACCAGGCGACTTGCTATCCACGGTGATTATTCCTGGTTTGTGGGCAATGAGCCTTTATGCATTTCGGTCATCGGGCGGTGGCGACTTACATTACTGGTTCGATATTTTAGAAGTTGCCACTGATGGCACAACTGTTGTGGGAACGATTTACAACGGTACCGTTGCTACTGGCACGCCTATTGGAACAACCCAAGATGCATACGTACATACTGCATACATTCAGTCGTATACGCTGGCTAGCCTGTCCAGCAGAATAAAAATAGTCGTATACGCACACTCAACGACATCTGCAAAAAACCTAACAATAGAAATGCGTGGAGACACGCAGTCAAACATTGTTACAACAATCGCATCAAACTTAGTTGGCGAAACAGGTCCGCAGGGGGCGCAGGGAGCGACAGGACCACAGGGCGCTACCGGCGCACAGGGCGCTCAAGGAGCAACCGGTCCACAGGGAGCAACTGGCGCACAGGGCGCGCAAGGGGCAACTGGAGCACAAGGAGCAACTGGTCCCCAAGGTCCACAGGGACCACAGGGAGATACTGGCCCTACAGGTCCACAGGGCGCTCAAGGGGCACAGGGAGCAACTGGCGCAGAAGGAGCACAAGGCCCACAGGGTTCAACTGGACCTCAGGGGGCAACTGGTCCTCAGGGGGCAACTGGACCCCAAGGAGATCAGGGTGCCCAAGGAGCGACTGGTCCACAGGGTGCAACAGGTCCGCAAGGTGCCACGGGTGCTCAGGGGGCGCAAGGTCCACAGGGCGATACTGGCGCACAAGGTGCTACAGGTGCTCAGGGGGCAACAGGACCGCAAGGCGATACTGGACCTCAGGGTCCACAAGGGGCGCAAGGCGCAACCGGAGCACAAGGAGATACCGGACCACAGGGTTCAACAGGCCCACAGGGACCGCAGGGTGATGTGGGGCCTCAGGGTGCTACTGGTTCACAAGGAGCAACTGGGGCACAAGGGGCGCAGGGTCCTCAGGGCGATGTTGGTCCTCAGGGTGCGACCGGCTCACAGGGTGCGACCGGCTCGCAGGGACCGCAGGGACCGCAAGGAGATGTAGGACCTCAGGGTCCACAGGGAACCAATGGCGCACAAGGTGCACAAGGCGCACAAGGTGTACAAGGCGCACAAGGCGCGCAAGGTGCACAAGGAAACTTTGGTGGAGTCACGTTTGAATATGTCTTCGACACCAACACCGATCAAACAGACCCCGGCACTGGAAAACTAAAGTTCAGCAACGCAGATATCACTCTTGCAACAGAGCTCACAATCGACGATCTTGACGTAAACTCGACAGATATTCAGTCGTATCTGCGCACGATCGACGACTCGACGAGCACAATGAAAGGTCACTTTAGAATCTCTAACAAGAGTGACTCTTCAGACTTTGCAATTTTTACGATCTCATCTATCACAGAAGAATCTGGCTTTTTTGATGTCGCTTGTGCATATGTCTCCGGGTCGGCAAGCGCGTTTAGTAACAGTGAAAGTGTGATCATCACGTTCGCAAGAACAGGTGATGTAGGCGCGCAAGGTGCTCAGGGTGCGACTGGCGCACAGGGTGCCCAAGGTGCAACTGGTCCTCAGGGTCCACAGGGAGATATTGGCGCTCAGGGCGCAACTGGTGCTCAAGGTGCAACGGGTGCTCAGGGTGCAACGGGTCCTCAAGGACCACAGGGTGATGCTGGTGCGAATGGCGCACAGGGCGCACAGGGTCCTCAAGGAGATGTGGGACCTCAGGGTGCTACTGGTTCACAGGGCGCAACGGGAGCGACAGGAGCACAGGGTCCACAGGGGTCCGCTGGTCCACAGGGTGCACAGGGCGATGTTGGTCCGCAAGGTGCTACGGGTGCGCAGGGTGCTACCGGTCCTCAGGGACCGCAAGGCGATACTGGACCTCAGGGGGCGACGGGCGCACAAGGCGCTACGGGCGCTCAGGGGGCGACTGGACCACAAGGCGATGCCGGTCCACAAGGACCACAAGGAGCAACTGGCGCTCAGGGTGCGACTGGCGCACAGGGTTCAACTGGTCCACAAGGCGATGTGGGACCGCAGGGTGCAACTGGTTCACAGGGTCCGCAGGGGGCGCAGGGAGCAACAGGACCACAGGGCGCTACCGGTGCTACGGGTGACGCTGGTCCACAAGGCGCAACTGGCTCTCAGGGTGCCACCGGACCCCAAGGCGCAACTGGCGCGCAGGGAGATACAGGTCCGCAGGGACCTCAAGGGGCAACTGGCGCTCAGGGTGCTCAAGGTGCTACTGGTCCTGTTGCAGGTTCTGCAAACCAGGTTGTATATAAAGACGGTTCTAACGCTGCAGCAGGTAGTGCAAACTTAACATTCAGCGGAACTGCACTTGATCTTCTCGGCACTGCTACGGTTCGTGCTGCAGCAACTCAAGATGGTGTTGCCCTTATGGGACGCTCTGGTGGCACGAGTAGTCATGAAGTAGTTCTAACACCGGCAACACTTAGTGCCGATAGAACCATCACTTTACCTAATGCTTCAGGAACAGTCGCTCTTATCACAGTATCCGACACTGCCCCAACAGCACCAGCCGCAGGAAGCCTATGGTTTAAGTCCGATACCGGCAACCTTCTCGTGTATTATGATTCATACTGGATTGATGCGGCGGCCCCCGCATATAGCACACTAGATGGAGGGACAGCATAATGGCAATTGACTTCCCTAATAGCCCTACTGCAGGTGACCTCTACACCGCTGGTGGTAAGACATGGCAGTGGAATGGTACCTACTGGGCCGCTTATGGAACAGGGCCAGTTCTCCGTACCTCTGATACGCCTCCTGCTTCACCTAACGCTGGTGACCTTTGGTATGAGACCGACACTGGGCGATTCTTTACCTACATTGATAGCGCATGGGTAGAAATTGGTAACGCTACGGATGTTGCTGGTGCGTTGCAACCGGGGCAGGTGACCGCGTTGTCGGCGGTGACGAGCTTGACGACCGACGACGTGTTTCCGGTGGTTGATAATCCGTCGAGTGCGACGGCGGCGAACAAGATTACTTACGGCAATTTGGTGACGGCGATGTCGGCCAGTCTTGCGCCAGGTTTGGTGTTGGTGAAGACACAGGCAATCGGCACAGCCGTCGCATCGGTGGAAGTGACTGGAGCCTTCTCAAGTACATACGACAACTATCGGATTGTCATAACGACGGACAGCGCAAGCACTGATGAATCACTCCTATTGACGCTCGGATCATCAGTTGCTTCGTACTACTACGCTAATTGGCAGATGAACTTCACTGTCGCTTACGGCGAGATCAAGGCTACTAACACTTCATCATGGCGGCTTGGATCAGTTGATGGAGCGAACGGAGCATACGCAATCGTTGACGTAATCAGACCATTTGAGGCGAGACCAACAAATGCTTCTTGGACGAATGTGTACGCCGATACAAATGGAACGGCTTGGATAGGTGGTGGATTCCACAATTCGTCCACCTCATACACGTCGTTCACCGTCAAACCGGGCTCGGGAACAATTACCGGCGGCACGATTCGCGTCTATGGATATAGGAACTCATAATGGAACCCGAACGACCCAACATCCAAATCGATGATCTAGTGCGCCCTATGACAGACGAGGAATACGAAGCGTTGCTCGCGTCAGGTTGGACTCTTGAATCAACCGAGGTAACTGATGGCGATTGACTTCCCCAACTCCCCCACCACCGGCCAAATCTTTACGTCGGGCGACAAGTCGTGGATTTGGGACGGAACCGTCTGGAAAGCCTACGGTGCGTCCCTGTCCCCAACCGTACTGAAAGTGGACTCGACGAACACGCGGGTTGGTATCAACAACCAGTCCCCGGCGTACACGTTGGATGTCAACGGGACGGTCGAGGCCACCCAGTTCATTCAGGGTACGGACTATTTGACTCCGTATACGGGGTTCCGTAATGCGATCATCAACGGCGACTTCCGCATCAACCAGCGAGCATGGTCGTCGTCCACGGCAAGCACCACTTATGGTTATGACCGCTGGAAAGTATTCAATGTCGGTGGCACAGTCACCATGTCAAGCCAGTCCTTTACGGTTGGTTCACCTGCCGCCACAGGTTATGAGTCTCCCAATTTTGTCCGACTTGTGACGGCAAGTCAGTCGGCATCTGGAGATTACGCCGTCCTTCAACAGCCCATTGAGGATGCTAGAACATTCGCCAACAGCACGGTTACGATTTCGTTTTGGGCAAAAGCGGCTAGCGGTACACCCAAAGTTGCTGTTGAACTAGCACAGGTATTTGGAACTGGTGGTAGCCCATCGGCAGATGTCAACACTCTTGGTGGTCAAGTAACGCTTTCTACATCATGGGTTCGCTATTCGGTTACTATGACCGTCCCTAACATCAATGGCAAAACGTTTGGCACGACAGCAAACACCAGTAGCCTAAACTGTAACCTGTGGGTTTCGGCAGGAAGCACCTTCAATGCGCGACTAAATAGCATTGGCATCCAGAACAACACCTTCGACTTCTGGGGTGTTCAGGTTGAGCGTGGGTCGGTGGCAACACCGTTCGAGCAGAGGCCGATCGGCGCAGAGTTGGCGTTGTGCCAGCGGTACTACTTTCGTGAAACAGATACCGCAATCCCTATGTGGCCCGACCAAAATGGCACGGGAAGTACCAATAGGTATTGCAACATACAGTTTCCAGTAAGAATGAGAACAAATACCTACACGGCATCGGGTAATTCTGGTGCTGGTGCGTTGAGTGTGTATTACAAGGCTGTTACTAATTGTTCCTTTTCTCGTACTTCAGGCGGCAATAGTTTTGGAACAGACTTGTGGAACTTTGTCATTGATGGAGAGTTTTGATGTACGGGACATTTACAACAACACGCGGCGAACAATACATAGTGCGTCTAGAAGATGTTGCGTTTATCTCAATGGACGAATCATGCCGCGACTACCGTGCCTATCTAGCATGGCTAGAAGAAGGCAACACCCCCGAAGAATGGCAGGCTGAATAATGGCTCGTAACGCACTCATACAAATACGGCGTGATACCGCCGCTAACTGGACCTCAGTTAACCCAACTCTTGCCGCTGGTGAGATGGGGTTTGAAACAGATACTGGCAAGTTCAAAATCGGCACTGGTTCTACAGCGTGGACCAGCCTTTCTTATGCCACAACAATTCCTTCTAATACCGTGACTAGCGCAATGATTGTTGATGGCACTATTGTTGACGGGGATATTAACGCTTCGGCGGCTATCGCCCCATCTAAAGTTGCAGGCGTTTTCATTACTGGTGACAGTTCTAATAACACTATTACTATTTCAACATCATCACCAACCGGGGGTAACGATGGGGATGTCTGGATGGTTTATTCCTGATGTCTCATCTTACTAAAGTCGCTGGTACTTGGCGAAATTCAAAGCCTTATACGAAAGTTGCTGGTACATGGAAGTTGGCTGACTATGTTTACAACAAGGTTGGCGGAAGGTGGTATACCTCTTTTGTTAAGGGTGGTTTGGTTGATAAGTCTTGGGATGATAGGGACCAGACAGGAGTGTTTGGTACTGGTGCTGGTACTGGTTCTGTTTACGCAATAGCATTTCAGTCTGACGGTAAAATCCTTGTTGGTGGTTATTTCACTTCTTGGAACGGTACGACCGTAGGTAATATTGTTCGTTTAAATGCTGACGGCACTAGAGATACTGCATTTACAACAAACACTGGTACTGGTGCTAATAGTTATATTCTTTCTGTAGCAATTCAGTCTGACGGTAAAATCCTTGTAGGTGGTGAATTTAGTTCTTGGAACGGCACAGCAGTAAATTATATTGTTAGATTAAACTCTGACGGTACTAGAGACACTGCATTTACTACTAACACTGGTACTGGTGCTGATGATTATATTTTTTCTGTAGCAATTCAATCTGACGGCAAAATCCTTGTAGGTGGTTTTTTTGGTGCTTGGAACGGTACGACCGTAGGTCGTATTGTTAGATTAAACTCTGACGGTACTAGAGACACTGCATTTACTACTAACACTGGTACTGGTGCTGATGATTATATTTTTTCTGTAGCAATTCAATCTGACGGTAAAATACTTCTTGGTGGTTATTTCACTTCTTGGAACGGTACGACTGTAAACCGTACTGCTCGTTTGAATTCTGACGGCACTAGAGACACTGCATTTACTACTAACACTGGTACTGGTGCTAATAATGTTATTTATACAATCGCAATTCAATCTGACGGCAAAATCCTTGTAGGTGGTAATTTTAGTGCTTGGAACGGTACGACTGTAGGTCGTATTGTTAGATTAAATTCTGATGGTACTAGAGATACTGCGTTTACTACTAATACTGGTACTGGTGCTGATAGTTCTATTGAAACAATCGCAATTCAGTCTGATGGCAAAATCCTTGTAGGTGGTTATTTCACTTCTTGGAACGGTACAGCAGTAAATTATATTGTTCGCTTGAACTCTGACGGTACTAGAGATACTGCATTTACAACAAACACTGGTACTGGTGCTAATAGTTCTATTGAAACAATCGCAATTCAGTCTGATGGCAAAAGTCTTGTTGGTGGTTTTTTTGGTTCTTGGAATGGTACAGCAGTAGGTCGTATTGTTCGTTTAAATAGTGATGGCACTAGTTATGAAACATTATCTGCTTTTGCTACTAGTACGACCACTTGTGTAGCAATTCAATCTGACGGTAAAATACTTGTAGGTGGTTTTTTTACTGCTTGGAATGGCATAACTGTAGGTCGTTTTGTTCGTTTAAATTCTGATGGCGCTATGGATACTGCGTTTACAACCAATACTGGTACTGGTGCTAATAGTTCTATTCTTTCTGTAGCAATTCAATCTGACGGTAAAATCCTTGTTGGTGGTAGTTTCACTACTTGGAACGGTACGACTGTAAACCGTATTGTTCGTTTAAATAGTGATGGTACTAGAGATACTGCATTTACTACTAATACTGGTACTGGTGCTAATACTACTATTGAAACAATCGCAATCCAGTCTGACGGAAAAATAATTGTTGGTGGTAGTTTTACTATTTGGAACGGTGCGACTGTAGGTTTTATTGTTCGTTTAAATAGTAATGGGACTAGAGATACTAGTTTTACGACTAATACTGGTACAGGGGCTAATACTACTATTGTAACAATCGCAATCCAGTCTGACGGTAAAATTCTTGTTGGCGGTAATTTTACTGTTTGGAACGGCACGGCCGTAGGTCGTATTGTTCGTTTAAATGCTGACGGTACTAGAGATACTGCATTTACAACAAACACTGGTACTGGTGCTAGTGGTGGTGTTGTATCAATAGCAATTCAGTCTGACGGTAAAATTCTTGTTGGCGGTAATTTTGGTGCTTGGAACGGTACGACTGTAACCCGTATTGTTCGTTTAAATAGTGATGGTACTAGAGATACTGCATTTACTACTAATGCTGGCAATGGTGCTAATAATACTGTTCGTTCAGTCACTATTCAATCTGACCGCAAAATACTTCTTGCGGGTACTTTTACTAGTTTTAATGCTCTTAATCAATTCAGAAGATTTTTTGTTCGTATAGGAGGAGAAGACGCATCATGAACGATTACACACCAATAACAAAAGAACAGTTTTTAGAACAAAATCCGTTTGGAAGCATCTCAAAGCAAAACCCTGATGGTTCAATTACTGTCTTAACGCAACAGGAGTACGATGACTGGGTAGAGTTTTCCAGAGGAATCTGGGATGACGCATCTATAACAGAAGAAGAAAATGAATAATTACCCCCAACAACAGGAGAAGAATAATGTCCAATGTACAACTAGATGTCAACAAGATTGTTGAATCGCTCGTAAATCAGATTTCCCAGAAGGCCACACGTTGCTTTCCTGCGACGAACACCCGCAAGCATCATTTGGCTGGACGCTTGACGGGGAAACTTGGATTGCGCCGAGCCCTAATCCCGCCGAACTATGGCAACCAGAGTCCACCGCTCCTACGGAGTCTTGATGATCTCAATCATTACCCCGACCTATAACACCGACAAGTCAATCCTCGCCAGAACGTGGGCATCACTCAAGGCTCAGACGCTCACAGATTGGGAATGGGTTGTATGGGACGATTCCACCAATACCGAGACGTGGCGCCAGTTGTACGGTTTCTGTTCCGACGAGCGCTACAAGATCGCAATGTACAGATCGCACGTTCACTCCGGCTCGATTGGAGAAATCAAGCGCAACGCATTTATGGTTGCTAAGGGCGACATTCTTGTTGAACTAGATCATGATGACGAACTGACGCCGGACTGTCTTGCCGAGATCGCTAGCGCGTTTGAGGATCCAGAGGTTGGATTTGTCTACTCGGACTGGTGTGAAATTCTTGCCGATGGCCAGTCCGGTCGCTACCCAGAAGGTTGGGGTTTTGGCTATGGGTCAGACTATTGGTCTGACGAGTACGGAGTGTGGGTAATGTCAGCGCCAGAAGTTAACGCGGTCACGATGAAGCACATCGTGTCAGCACCAAACCACGTACGCGCGTGGCGAGCCGACGTCTATAGAAAACTTAACGGACACAACCCTGCGTACGTTGTTGCCGACGACTACGAACTTGTTGTAAGAACGTTCCTTGAGACAAAATTTGCTCACATCAATAGGCTTCTGTATAAGCAGCACGTCGGGCCGTCAACGGCGCAACGGCAAAGAAACGCGCTAATCCAAGACCTAGTAGCCGCTATTTCGTCACAATACAGTGATATGATAGACAGCAGATTTGAAGAACTAAACAAACAGACGGAGACTGAGTAATGTCAGACAACCTAGAACTTGATATCGACAAGATCGTTCTAAGCCTCACAAACCAGATAGCACAGCAGGCACAGAAGATCGCTATTCTTGAAGCTACAGTTGACGCGCTAAACAAGGCGCTTCAAAACAAAGAAGAAAACTAGTCTTTCTTCTTTTTCTTCTCGTTTTCAGATTTCTTACGAGAAGCATGATACGCGGTAACTGCGTTAGCACTAGTGCGACTTCTCCACGTAAACTCGCACTCCGAGCACTGCACAAGTTTCATTGTCGTCCATCGGCCGCCTTCAGGCGATGGCGCAACAATCACCGACAACTTGACTGGTCGAGCACCGCAGTACGGGCAGTTGGGAAACCGAGTGCGTCTGATCTCTTTGCCTTCGTGAGACAGCGACAGGGTGCGTCTAATTTCTGCCTCGTCTTTTCCACCCCAGACTCCCCAGATCTCTTTGTTCTCGAGAGCGTACTTTAGGCATTCCTTACGAACGTCACATTGGAAGCACAGATTTCTAGCATCATATTTTTCTCTTGGTACCGCAGAGAAAAAGTACGACGACATGTGCTTGTTGCTACGTTTACCGCATTCAGCTTCGTCCATCCACTCGAAGTCGCCTACACCTTTTGGCATTGAATCTCCACCCAGGTCACCTCGAGAACTTCGTCAACGTCATCTCCGTCGCGTGTCTCGCCGTCCTGGGCGCAGATTGTCATGTCGGTGTCACCGTCTACACAGCCGGCGTAGCCGAGCATAGCGATAGCGCCGTCTAAAAGTTTGTATCCTTCACCAAGAGAAACGGCAATCCCGTCTCTCTGAAGCGCAGATGCAAGAGCTCTTTTTACTACGTCGTTCTCGAGATCAACGTGCCCAACGGTGTAAAACGTTGTTAGATCTCTGTCAAAAGAGTCATAGTCTTCCCCAGACCATTCGACCCAGAGAGATTCACCAATTCTAGAATCTTTCATAGTAGAAAGATTGTATCTTGTCACGCGACGTAAGCGCGGTAATCTTGGCAGGATTATCTATGTTAGCGGACGAGACGCTGAATTAGAGGCCTTCTACAGGGTTCAAGCCACTACTACGTAGCCGTCTTGGTGCGGCCACAGGTACTCGTACCCCGGAGGGCATGTTCCAGTGTCTTCTGGCCACTTGAACTGCGAATACCATTCGTAGTTCTTGTTCAGTAGCGCGACACGGTGAGTTGAGCACAGGTTCTCAAAGTACGTACGGTCATGCATCCACAACGGCAACGTAATGTCACTAGATATTCTACCAAGTGACACAGCGGTGTCGTAGGTACGTAGTGTCTTCTCGAGGAGCGTAGACTTGTACCCACGAGACCGCCACTCAAAGTACGTAGCCGTGATGTAGGAGACAAGTAGCGTCTCATGCCCTCGCCACATCTTGACTACAGGGTGACTTGACCAGCCTTTTGGCGCACGGTCGTTGCCGTCGGGGTCAAGCCCGCACATATTGAGAAGACATTGCCACGCCTCAAGGGTCTGCTTGTGCAGGCGCTTGTTGTCAAGCACCGCGGCCGTTTCTTCAAACGAATTTGTAGATACAAGAAAAGATTGCATGAGTCACTCCGTCACTGTTTAGAACAATGATTATATCAGGACGGCGGAAAATCTTGTGACACACGCTTTTTATGTTATTCTTGGTAGAAGTTCTTCTTCACGAAGTTGCGGCTAAAGCCCTTGTCAGTGTCCAAAAGCCATTCGCGTTCGCCGATCAACTCACCCTGCGGGCCGTTTGGTTGACCTTCTAAAGCCGCCGCCGTTGCTTGACCGATCCATGTCGCCGCCTGGACGGCCACTGCCTTGCCCCACGTGGCCCCAAGAGCCGAGTAGTTGTTGACACTGACAAATTCCCAATTGTCGGGCAGACCTTGAATTCTAGCGGCTTCTCTGTGCGTGATACGGCGCGGCTGTGTCGGGTGCACGATGTGATCAAGAGCACTGCCTGTCATAACGTGACAGAACGAGTTCGCGTCCCAACGAGCCGGAAGCGAGAAACCCATGTAGAAGTCGTTTAGACGAATCTTCTCTTCCTTGGTGGCCCATGACTGCGGGAACGTGTTGTTGTTCTTCTCGACAGCCTCTTTAAGAGCAACGTTCAGCGCGGCCATAGGCTTCCAACCTTCGTTACCGAGAATGTCGAAGATCTCTTGGATTCTCTGCGACTCGAGGTTTGTTCTATTCATGTGGCCGTCGACGTAGCCGTCTTCATTTCTTAGATCAGCAACAAACTTCGACGGTTCAGCGTTGTACTTCTGTCTGTTCCACGTGATTTCAAGGTTCTCGAGATCTCCGATGACGTCGATCATCTTTGGCATTTCCTTCGGCATTTCAGCGTGCGCGCCGAAAGGCATACCGCTTTCGACAGCCACCCAGAAGTAGCGCATGCGGTACGAGAATCCACCGACCATTAGATTGTTGTGCTTAACGTGATACAGGTCGTATTTCTTACCGGAGAGCTCTTCGAGCATGTCGCGGTATTGATTCATCACGGCTCGGCCTTGCGTATACGCCTGCTGCACGCACTCAAACACGACCATCTTTGGTTTGATCCGGGCAGCGTACTTCATGAACGCACGCGTGTGCTCGTGGGCCTTAGCGTCGGGGCCACGGTTCGCTGGGCCAGACCACAGCGACCAACCAGAGCATGGCGGGCAACCAAGAACAACGTCAGCGCTCGTGTCAGGCCAATCGTTTGGGTCTTCAGAGAAGAACGACGTCCATTGTTCGCCAAGGTGTTTTCTATTCACCTCGGCAACCGGGTTACCAAAGTTAAGAGTGCCCGTTCGGACCGTCATATCGAGTCCGGATCTCACGAACCCGAGGCTCATAAAGCCAGCAAGACCGTTGCAGTCAATGAAGGTGGGATTGCTCATTGTTGTTCCTCGTTGTTGTCCAATGCGATGATAAACACTAACACGTATTACTTACTGACCTGACCTTTTAGACCGACTTCGTAGCCGCATGCGGCGTACCCTGCAATGTCGGTCCATGTGTCTGGTTGAAACCCTGAGTTGGAAGCATAGCGAGCGATCTTTACAGCAACCATCGCCATGGCAACGTCCTCGTTAGTGAATTCTCTACCAAAGAGTACGCCCCAGATCTTGGCTATTCTTCCAAAGTTATCTTCAGGTCCGCCGTATTGAGTGTCTCGTTGCCCAGAAATGATCTTCGCCGCTGTTTCAAGCATCTCCTGCCGAGGACTTTTTTCGTTTTTCATGCCTTAGCTCTCGCGATCAACGTAGCAAGATAGAACTCCGAGTCCGGGTCATCACCAGGCTGAGAAATGTGTATCTCTGAGTCAAACGGAATGACAGCCGACGGGTCTTGAATGAACTCCGACCACTTACTTGTAAGTGACTCATGAATCTCTTCAAAGGTTCTACCGGTGCACTTCATCTCAATGTTAAGTCTCATGTCTACTCCTCGTACTCGCTGAGATCTTCGAACTCTGCCTTTATCCCGTAACCGACGCGTTGATACAAAAGACCACCGTCTACAAAAATGCCGGTATCTGAGTCGTCAGGGCAGACACATCTAACAAAATCGTGCCTATGCACAGACTCAATTACCTTGCCGCACGTTAAACACTTAAGAGCGTTACGAACTAGCTTCGCCATTTAGAAGTTTCTCCCTGTCTACAACTTCAAATCCCGGTGGCGCAATAGCTGGACTCAGCGTTCTATACCAGCCTCGCTTCACCATCAACACTCCAGGTTCACCAGATATTTCGCACGTAGACCAGGCCACCTGCTCGTATCGAGCTACTACATCGTTCATCACGCGCCAGTGCTCCGTCTTAGTGTTGAAGTAGTATCTAAGGCCGCCAAACTTTTCCTTGATCTGCTGTATCGTGTAATCTGGGTCGATCTTCGACAGCTCTACGTCGATCGCGGCGATAATAGCGTGCCACCCCGGCTCACAGTCAATTCTTCTTGACCAGTCCGGTTCAAATCTTTCAAGAACTGCTGAAAGATCTACGGTGCTCATGCTATATCGCCGCTATCTTCTTCTCTAGTTTGTACGCTGGGTGTCTAGCAGAGTGTATGTGCGGCGTCTTATAGTCTATCGTGGTCACGTAGATATCGCCGTCCTTGATATCTACAACCTTAACAAGTCGGCCGTTATGAAGTCTGCCAGCATCGGTTTTGTATGCGTCTTTTTTCACTCTTAAGACGTCGTCAACGTTCACGTCGAGAGCCGACGCATCTTCCCATAGATCATTCATGAACCACCGCCAGTGCTCCGTTGAGGGCAAGACGACTCGAGACACGCGTCCACGTCGTAGTCGTCAAGAGCTCTGAAGCACGCGGTGCACTTGACACCACTGTCAAGAACTCGATAGCCGTTCTTTTGTCTATCAGCATTCTTCTGCATCTTAGCAAGATACTCGCGATCAAGCTCATCGTCCGTGGCCCCTGCGGCGCACAGGATGTTCGCTACAAAGTGCAGAACATCAACGCATTCCTTGAGGATCTCGTGACGGTCGGCATACGGGTCGTCGTGCTGCCACGGCTTCCATGAGATAGCCTTACGCACCTCGGCAAGCTCGTCGTCGATGGCAAGCATATTCCATCGGATGTACTCGATGAGGGTTCTTAGGTCGTCATGCTCGTCGCTATGGAACGACGCGTAGTCGACGTTGTACACATCCGTCTGTAGTTGACGTGTCTTTTCCAGCCATTTACCAAATAGCACGTTGTCTGCCATGACCTAATCCATTCTTCAGTGTCTGTAGTGCGTCTTGCCTGCTGGCAAGAGCGGCGATGTATCTTTTGCGTTGGTCTACGGAAAGTTCGTAGATGTCAACGTAATCCATTTCCTCTACGTTTGCCGGCAGTAACGACCACGAATCTCCAAGAATGGACGTAATTTTCCAGTCACTTACCACCGGCGTGTCGTTGTTTAGAGCTTGCGACATTCTGTAGCTCCACCACAGCGTCCCGTCGTCTTGCGGACTGACGATCGCGCCTGATGAGCGTACTATTAGTTTTTCTACGTCTGAGTCTGTCGACAGTCTGTTGCTTTTCATCTCAACGACCTCGTGGCCAAGGGTATTTTTAAGTGACCTAAACCATTTTGCCTTTGAGTTGTCGACGGTCCAATACCCACCACGCGCCTTAGGCACCGTGTTCAACTCGGTGTTAAGAAGAAATGAGTCGATCTGAACACCTTGGACTACGTCACGCGTCGCGCCGAATAATTGGCTTTCAACGTTTTCATTAGAGGTGAACGGCGTCGACGGGTACAGCGTTGTGTAGACCCAACCTGTCGCCAGCGCCTGTGCGCCTGCGATCACCGATGCCATGATCTTACGGTTGCCTGCAACGTCGGCATATTGTTTTCTAGCCGCGTAGAAAGGCTTGACGATGTCTTCGGGCTTTCTATCTATAGCACGAAGGCTTGCCGCGATCTTCGCCGGTTCCGGCGCGTCAACAAATAGTGCAAGACTGCCGTCGTCCTTCAACAGGTTGATCATGTGAAGAACGCCGTACGCCTTGTTTGCAGTAAGACTTAGCATCGGAGCGACGCCAAGTAGAACGTGGTCGTACTGATCTAGGTCACTTTTCTTCAGTAGAACGCTCGGTTCTATGAAGTGAACAGCGACACCGCTGTCCTTTAGTTCGGACGCGACAACGCCTATGAAGCTTGCCTTGCTATGGAATGATCGGTACGACGACTGCGACGCGGTCATACCTGAGATAGCGATTGACTTCATCACCTGCTACCGTCTGGGTTTATCCTCAGTCCCTTGTCTTCATTCAACGCACGGTGCACGATCCTATTGCAGTGTTCAACAAACGAATCATACGTGGGCATGTGAGCACGCAAGGCATCGGATTGCGCGTTAGCAGCGCCGGCAAGATCGTCGTCGGACATCGACTCAACCTGCTTGATCGTCAACGAGTACGGTGCGCCAAGCGGCTTGCCTTCACCCTTGTCGGTGACAAGAATTGACTTTACACGAGCGGCGTACATGAACCGGCTTCTCCACCAACCGCAGCCAGCGTGCGGGTACGGCGGAGAAAGAATGCCCCAATGTTCGTTGTAGAACGAAAGCACGTCTTCCTCTGTGTCAAAACGCTGTCCGCCAAACTTTCTGATGAGTTTGCGGCTACCGACGATCTCTACAGGCCATTCAGGGTTTTTCTTTTCGAGCCACGTGTCGTGCGGGACGAGGGCCCCAAGAACCCACGCCTTCTTCTTTTCAGACGGCGGCATCGGAATAGCTGACGACAGAATATTGAAGATCGTTGAGCTCGGGTCTAGCGCTTCGATCCCTGCCATTTCAGCAGGCATTCTCTTTCGCACTAGTGACCTGTCGCCGAATGAATACATCGGGCACACTGGTACAAGCCCGTGTGACCAGCGCTCACCGAGAAGAGCCTGGGCGGTTTGTACCAATTGGCCTTCGTGCGCCTTGATGTTATCGTCATTGTCGTTGAAGAAGTATCTACCGACAGCACACTTCTTTGCGGCGTCGGGATTAGCAGCAACGATTCTTTCTAGTGCAGCGTCGGCTTCTGCCTTTGAGAAGTAAGTGGCGTCTTCAGAACCTCGCAGCGCCGAACCAGACAAGAGATACTTGTACAGAATCTCTGGGTGACGGACTAGCGAGCGGCACGCGTTGAACACGGCTGAAAACTGCCAGTCGTCAAAGAAACCAACAGCCGGGATACCAGAGCTAAGAGCGTACAGCGCGCCCATAGCGCCCTGTCGGCCGTTAAGAGAGTTTAGTGGGCCGAGGTTTACCCAGATCACGTCATATGACGATAGATCTTCACCTGGCGTGACGCGTCGCCAATCAACCTGATGGCCAACGCTTTCGAGAGCTTCGACGATCGACGCTGGCACGTCGATCTTTTTGATTGTTCTATGCTCTGTGTTGATCTGAAGAGCAGTGAACCCTGTCATTAAAATCTTCATTGATTCATCCTTTGTGTGATGCTCAAGTGGCCGCCCACGACACCTTCGTATCGCGGGCGACCACTAGAGAACAGCGGCTCGTCAGAACGGAGCGGCCGGCGGTGTCTGTGTCTGAACCTCGGCGGCGACGGGAGCCGGGGCGGCTTCCGGAGCAGGAGCCGGAGCGGGCGCTGCAACTGGTGCAGGCGCCGGGGCAGGTGCCGGAGCGGGCGCGGGGGCCGGTGCCGGAGCTGCAGCCATCGGCGGAACAGGAGCGGACGCTGTCGGGATCGAGTAGTACGTCTTGATCTCGTTCTTCTTCTGTCCCTGCCAGGTGCGGCTACCAACCTGCGCGCGGAAGCTACGACCCTTGAGGGTCTGCTCGATCTGTGCGTTGGTCGGATTGGTCGCGAAGTAGTCCTTGCCGAGACCGAGCGCGTTCATCTTACGGAAGAAGATTCCGAGCGCGTTCGGGTTGTCGGTCGAGACCACCAGGTTGTCCCACACGAGACGCTTTGCGTGCGCCCCTGTCGTGACCTGCGCCTTGACGGCGAACATCGTCTTGCCGGTCTGAGTGGCCTTAGCCTGTGCCTCGACGATCACGAGGTCGTAGTCGCCGTCGGGCAGCGGGTCGTACCCACCGACGTCACCTGCCTCCTTGACGAGGTCACCCCAATTAAGTGTGCTCATTGTGTTTACCTATGTCTTTCTGTGTTGGTTACTTTGCTTGCTGATCCGGACGAGGTCCGAAAACGATATCGAGCATTCGTTCGACGCTGAGGTCGCCTTGCTCGACGATCTTACCGAGGCGGCCTTGAACGCGCTCGCCGGCCTCGTACTGGTTGGTGCGCTCGACGTACATACGGCGAGCTTTGTAGGGTCCTTGTGTCGGGTCCGGATTGTTGAACTCTTCGACGTTGATAGCGCCGAGGATGTCGTAGAAATACGGAGCCTGAATTGCAAGTTGACCCTGAAGGTACGGACGGTAACGCCCGTCCTGACCTTGACGCGCCATAGCTGTCAGCACGACGGCTTCCAGCGGATTGGTGGCGTGCATTGTCAGGTCGCGAAGATCGCGAAGCAACGCGCCCATGTGGCGAAGAAGTTCGCCCCACTGTTGCATCTGCATCTGATTTGTTCCCGCGATGTTGTCCATGCACTTGACCTGCAACTCAGAAACCGAGTCGATGATCAATGATTTGAACTGATGGCGTCCGATCTGAAGCCACTGGTACGCCTTGAGAACCGTATCGTACTCGGTGACGTTGACAACGCAGGTGTCCCACGTTCCGTCAGCCGCAGGCGGCTCCTCGCGCAACGGGTCCCAGTACTTGACGTTGATAGGTAGGAACCTGTGCCCACCTTCAACGTCAAGCATTAGACGCGGGTATGGTGCGGTGACTGCAAACGTCGACTTTCCGACCTTTGATTCACCATACACCATGAGGGTAAGCGATCGCTGTACTCCACTCATGGTCATTCACTTCCTTTCATCTCTGTTGATTCGTAATACTTATACGGATCGCCTTGCGTATACAGCTCAGCGATCGCGTGCTCTGCAGCGCTACCGTCGTCAAACAACGGGCACACTGCAAAGAACTGGCACTTCCATTTGCAATCACGGCTTGGCCGAGGGTATGCAACAAAGTGATGATCTTGTCCTTCGTCCAATGCGTCTCGCACCGCGAGCATGTCGCCTACGGTACCATGAATTCTGTTCCAAAACGCTCTCAACGCAAAGGTGTTGTGTCGAACCTCGATCTGATCGTAGAACGGCGGCTTTGCGTTGGCGGTGCGCTTGACCTTTTTCAGCATCGTAAAGATGCCACCTTCACTGCGCTCGCCTTCCTTGTTCTGCGCCGCCTCAAGAAGCATGTATGTCAAGATCTGCTCGTTCATGTGCGCTAGTGCAGCGAACTCGGTGAATGATCCGCCAACAGTCTTGAAGTCGCGGAACATGCGAACACCATCTGCCTTACGGCGAACACGCATGTCAAGTTTACCTTGAAGTTCTACCCTGCCTTCAAACATAGGCATGGTGATGATTTCTTCTGTCGAGATCATCTCAAGATCAGCGTCGATACCGTTTTCGTTGACCCAGTCAAGGTAACCCTCGAGCATGATTCTGCCGAGTTCGGCTTCTGTCTCGAGTTCCATGGTGTCACGGAAGCTTTCCATGAGCGCCTTCTTGTCGAGCTGTACGAAGTGAGCGTACGCCTCGAGCAATGGAGTACCAGTCGAGTAGTACATGTCAAGCGCAGAGTGAACTCGCGAACCGAGCGCAAGAGCGCCGGTGAAGTTTTGCGTCTGCGGCTGAAGTCTGCGGTAGTAGTTTAGCCACCACTTTCTTCTGCAGTCTTTGAATGTCTGAATCTCTGAGTTGGAGATTCTCAGTGGCTCGCGGCGGAGCTCAACCGGAGTTTCGTTGATTGTCACAGTGATCCTGTCTTGTCGTCTCTCAACATCTTGAGAAGTTGGTCTTTGTCTCGTACGATTTGCTCGAAGTTGTCGGCCTTGGTATCTAGAACCTGAATAACGCGCTCCTCGATCGTCCCGTCAGTGACGTAGTCGGTGATCACGATGGAGTCGTGGATCTCGCTACCGATTCTGTGCACGCGGTCAAGAGCCTGTTTGTAATCGACAAGTGACCACGGACGCTGAAGCATGATGAGTCTGCGAGCCGCTGTCAATGTAACGCCGACACCTCCGGCTTGCGCCGTGAAAAGAATCCACTTGATTCTTCCATTCTGAAAATCATCGATAGCCTTTTGGCGCTCTTCTTCTGTTTGTGCACCAGTGATTAGTCCGTGCGGGATCTTTGCTTTCTCAAGGCGGGCGCTGAGAAGTTCGATGAGCTGACGTGATACGGCGCAGACGGCAACCGAGTCATCTCCAAAGTCGCCAGCGTCGATGTCGTCCATCAACGCGTCAACCTTGCACGATGGCTCTGACAGTTTGACGGCGATCTCGCCCGTAAACTCGTCTACGTCAACCATAGCGTATGAACTGGCAAACTGTAGCAGACGCGTCGCCTGCGTAAGAGGGCTTGGAGCAGTTAGCGCCTCGCCACCTTCCAACTGCGCGATCATGACGTCACGCATTTGCTCGTACGCCTTTTTCTGCTTTGTAGACATTTCTACGTCGCGACGTTCCTTGATCACTGGCGGCAACCACGGTAGCACCTTTGCCTTAAGCATTCTGCGCATCCGTGGGTTGATAGCCGCGTAGAACTCATCGTGCATATGCGGCTTGACGCCTAGCACCATCATTCCACCAAACGCGTTCAACATAGTGTCAACCATGCGATCGATCCAGCGCGTCTTGCTAGGCCATTCATTTGGCGACAGCCAATGCAGAATCGGCCATAGGTCTAGAACGTTGTTAGCGATCGGTGTTCCTGTCAGCGCAAAGCGAATGTCAGCTTTTCCTGTGGCCGCCCACAGCGCGCGTGTCTGCTTGCTCTTCGGTTCCTTTGAACGGTGAATCTCATCGGCGACAACGGCCTTGAAGTCGATCTTGTTTAGTTCACGCACGTGAACCTCACAGCGATTTTCCGAGACCTTTTCATCGTGGCCGCCGCATTCAACACAGCGCGCCAACGCAACGGACCCGTAACTAGCAAGACGTGAGTGCGTGCGCAACGACTCCCAGTTGATGACGTATACATCAACGTTTTCTTCGGCAAATTGTTTACGTCGCTGTGTCGCTGATCCGCTGATGACCTGGACGTTTACACCAGGCCACCACATTCCAAACTCGCGTCTCCAGTTCTTCTTGAGCGTGTTAGGGCACACGATGAGCGCTGGGAATACGTCTTCGCCTCTGTCTTTTAGTTCCTTCAACGCGCGAATTGTTTGCGCTGTCTTACCAAGGCCTGGCTCGTCGGCAAGCAATGCGCGACGGGCAGCGGCAAGAAACTTTACTCCAGCGCGCTGGTGAGGGAACAACGCCTCGTCGCCGTCTGCTGTCTCAAGTTCGCGCAGTTCGTTGCAGGGCGTCACTCGTGTGTTGAGTTCGGTTGTAGCCCACTCGGCAAGTCTTGGTCCGATGCGCAGCTCAGTCTTGAAGACCGATCGCAGTGCAAGGCATGTTGACCAGCCGAGCGGCGCCCGCCACGCCTTGTCGGCTGCAGACCAGGTCGCACCCGGGATCCCCTTGCATAATTCTTTGTATCGCCATTCGGTCTCGATACGGATGTGTTCACCCGAATCATTAAGCTCTACATCAACTGGCACTCAACACCTCTTGTCGTTCGTTATCTGTCACTGTATCACATACTAAGCGGAAATGTCTTCACGCATGCAATTTTTTCTTAGTATGTTCACTCAAGGAGCCGCAATGGCGCCCAACCGATCTTCACTAGACGCAGAAGACCGTGGCGTATCGCGTCCAGCGCGTGACCTTCTCCACCACGATGCCAAAGGTCGAGTTTCTTCAGTGCGCTGTTGTCAAACATCTTCTTAGCGTCAGACGGTGACTGAAACAGCAAAGTACCAGGGTCAATGTCGTTGCTGAGCATCAGATACTTTAAGATGCCGATCTGCTCGAGGCTAAACGGCGCCTGAGAATTTTTTACCGTCTGAGCGTTAATTGTGAACCTCTCACAGACGATATCTAACTGTGCGCCAGCCAGTTTGGCTGTGCTAATGGCCCCAAGAATCGGAGTATGGTATTCTTCCATAAGAAACTCGCCGGAGGCCAAGAGGCGCGGTTCTAGGCCGCTCTCATAGGAAATCAAAGCGACGCCGCTCTTCTTTCCAGGGTCAACAGCCAAAATAAACCTCATGTCCACACCACCCTTGCCACCTTCGACCTTAACAGTATACTTTCGCACTTCTTACACGGCTTCGACGGAGCCGGAGACCCATCTGCGGCTATTCTGGCAATATAGACGTTCGACCCGACCGCAAGAGAACCTGCGGCGGTGATAGCAGCAAATTCGGCATGAACATGAGATGTTCGCCACGCCGTCGCTGGGTCACCGATCTTCTTATTCGTCGACGTCGAAACGATCCGCCCGTCACGAACAACCACACAACCGTGCTTATGTCTGCACTTGCTCTTCGAGGCGACCCCTAGAGCCATTTCAAGGTATCGGTTCATCAGTACTTGTCACCCCATGTCTCAAGCGGGCCATCAACGTCAGCGGTAAGCGGCACTGCCCAACCGTCGGTTGTTGTCATACACTGTCTAACAAGTTGCTTGATCTCCTCAGCATCTTCTCGAGGGGCCTGCAGCACGATCTCGTCGTGCACCGGGACGATCAACATTTCTGTCAGATCTGCTTGGTCGAGCTTTACAAGATTCGACTTAAAAACCTCTGCAGCTCCACCTTGAATGAGATAGTTGACAAGCGTGTAGACTCTTCCTTCGTCGCACGGCAATCTGCGACCAGTCCACGTGTAGACGTAGCCTTGGCCTTCCGACTTGAGTCTTCGCATCCCGATGTCTTCTATCTGTCTCTGGAAGTATGACATTCCCGGGAATCTGTTGTCGAACGCGTCAGATGTTTGCTTCATTTGAATCTCAGCAACGCCGGCTGTCAACGCTTGCTTAGCAACGCCAGCGCCGTACAGGCGACCGTAGATCATGCTCTTGATCAGACCACGACGCTTGTCTGATTTCTGCATCCCCGGATCGTTGTAGACCTCACGACCAATCTCGGTGAACGGGTCGGACCCTGTCGCATCGGCAAGATGAAACAGATTGATGAGGTTGGTGTCATTCGACAGACTCGCAAACATACGGAACTCGACCTGGTCAAGGTCGCTCGTGATAATCACATGATCATCGTCCTTAGGGATGAAGGCGCGGCGCACAACATCGTCGCCCTTAGGCAACGTTTGTAGCGCCGGGTTTGTGATCGACATACGAGAAGTACGAGCACCGAGAGTTTTCACCGATGGGTGAACGATGCCGTCAATAGACTCTGTAAGAAAATTAGAGAAGTACGTGCCAGCAAGTTTGTCAGCTTTGCGCTGTTTAAGAACGGTGTCAGCAAGAGTAGACACTTCAGCATTTCCGTCACGAGCAAGGATCTTCAACTGGTCCTTAGTGCATGACTTCTGACCTGTAGGCGTGAACTCGGTGATCTCTGCGCCAAGTGACTCAAACAGGCGGACCAACTGAACGTTGCTCGTAATAGACACTCCGCCATACGTGTCCTTCGCCCACTTCTTGACAGATTCAGTGTACGCTGTAAGTTCATCGTACTTTCTCTGTGAGTAGTCAAGATCAACTCGTGCACCGTTGATTTCCATGCGCGTCACGATCTTGCGTGTCGCCATCTCAAGCTCGTACGCGCGCTGATACGGACCGTCAGGCCCGCACTGCTTATAGAACATCTCCCACAGACGAGTTGTCAAAACGCAGTCAAGAGCGCCGTACGACCAGTATGGCGTAAAGTTAGTGGGAACCGTCCCCCACGTCCACCCGTTCTTAACTAGTTCAGTGTCGAGTGTCTCTTGTAGAGCAACTGCGCGACTGTCGATGTGAAGAGCGGCAAGACGCTTTAGAGCGCCAGACCCAAGCGGGTCAACAACGTGTGCCATAATCATCGTGTCGTGTGCACGATGCCACGGAATATCCCATCGGGACTGAACATCAAACCAGCGCGCCTCGAACGCGATGTTATGGCAGATCAACGGACCGTCAAACTTGTCCATTGCCTCGTAGAAAACGCCCGACCACTCGTCCCACGGGATCGACCAGCCCTGCTCACCATCACCAACCTGCACGAGACGAAGACGGCCGTGCCACGGCGACAGTGCGTGATCTCTTGGGTTTCCGGGCAGCTCACCGGTTTCAGTGTCTACCGAGATAGCGTTGTACGGTCTTCTCTGCCCAAGCCAGTGCAGAAAATCCTGTGCCTTCTGCACGTTGTCAACAAGGTGCAGTTGCACATTTGAAAGGTCGTTGTCACTCAACGTCGTCGTCCTTAACTACTGTTAGTTCGATCTTACACTTCTTTAGATACTCAAACACGTCGTACGGTCTACGATGTAGATCGGCAGAACGCAGTCTGCATACGACGCGCGCAAGACCAGAGTTTGTTATCAACTTAGCGCACTGCATGCACGGAGCGCTCGTCACGTAGAGTGTCCCACCGGCGACACTCGAGCGGTCTACATATAGCAACGCGTTTGCCTCAGCGTGAATCGCTGGGCAAGCATCATACATATTGTCTAGCGGGGCTTCACCTCTTGCTCGAGGGCACCACAGACTGCACGTACCTTGTTCAGGCCAATCAGCCGCAGGGCCGTTGTAACCTGTTGCGCAGATTCTTTGCTCGCTAGAAACAATCACGGCGCCTAACTGCGCGCGCGAGCATCGAGATCTAAGCCCAATAGTTTCGGCTACTGCAAGCCATGTCTCATCCCAAGAAGGTCTTGTATCGTCCATCAATCTTCGTCATCTTCGTCGTCTTCTATCGAGGCTTCTGCAATGCCTGTGATTAGCATCTTGGCGATAAGCTCAAGACCGTCCCGTCTGGAGAATCCGGCTTCACGCAAGGTGAGGTACATTTCGTGCATACTCACCGCGGCTTCCTTCATCGGTGAAGAGTATTCGTCATCCCAATCGCCACTCATCACGCCTCTTTTCTTTTGTTCTTTTCGATCGCTGTGATCATGGCACTAGCATACCACCGCTCCTGCGAAGAAAGAGAGTCCAACAAACTGTGATCTTTTACAGAGTTCAGGATCGCTATTGCCGAGTCTTTGACTTCATCCCACGTATCACCGTAGATAGGCGGCACTGCTTCAACCTTGTCGGTTTTCTTAAGGTTGTTCGCGGCCGCGTAGTTTGACTCGTAAATGTGCAAAGACCCAACATGATGAGCGTATGCGCCAGGCTCAACGCCAAGCACGCTACACATCGCGAGTTGAACCCTCGTAAACTGGAAGAAGTCATACGCTGCTCCTAGCCACACGTCGTTCGATCGCATGTACACGCTCATGTTTAGTTTGTTGTCTCTGATTCTAAACTGATGGAGGACAGTGCACGGGTAGTCTCTCTTACCTTCTTGGTTGTCGTACTCTGGGTTCCAGATGGTGACAACAGCCTGCCGCGTGTCGCGATCATTCTTCAGTTTCTCGATCGCGTAGTCGTACTGGCCATTGGTTCTGCGACCGTACGCGCCGTGGAATATCCCATTGTCCTCGGCATAGTTCTTAAACTGCGGGCCGACGGCAATGACTGTCTCTGGCGTGCTTACACCGCCAAGAAGTTGGCAAGCCTCAACGGCACCGATGCCGGGGACAGTGCCACGGCCGACGCCGATCGGCAGAGCGGCGAAGATATCATCGATGTAGATAACTGCGTCTTCTATTTCAAGCGTATTGAATCCTCGCGGCGCGGCAGGCTTCCCGTGGCGCAGCACGTGATTGACAAGATCAACGTAGCCGTTGACGCCATCTTCGATATGAATAAGCTTTACGGAAGTATCCAATGTGTGTACCTTTCATCTCTGTTATAGGCGAAGCTCATGATCGCCTGGCCGTACTCAAAACGATCATCGTGATGGAATCTTCTGACGTATTGCGGGTGTGGAAGAACTACGTATCGCTCTTCTTCTAGGCCGCACTGGCGAACTTTCTTTTCAGCTAATCTGCCAAGAACAACTATCCTCGGCCCACCGAGCACATCAAGCAGATCATGCAACGAGTTTTCGTCAAAGTCATCTGAGTTGATGATTCCGCATGAGCGCCAGCCAAGCTCCGGCAAAGAAGACAGCAGATAGTCTCCAGAGTTGCCGTTGACAGGCATGAATGGGAGAATAGTCTCGGTAGGGTCTTTTCTCTTGTCGCCGATTAGAAGAACGTTCGGGTGTCTAGGGCCGATGTACATCGGAAACTTAGAAAGCGGTTTCGCTGCCATAGACTTCTTCGTGGCAGCGTCGATTATCACGTCGGCGGCGTATTTAACATATTTTTCGCCTTGAGGTACGGTAACCTTCAGCTCTACGTTGTACGCTTTGTTGTAGCCAAACTCATATCTATCAAGAATACCGGCAAGCTCGTGCGCATCTACAAAATCGTCGCCGCGGCTATTGATCCGTTCAGTGATGACCTCGAGAGGCTGATACACCCAGCACTGCGTCACTCCACGAGACTCGAGAAACAGCTCCACCCAACGCCAGCCGGCAACGCCAAGAAGACCGTACTCGTCCTTGCACGTCTCGGGTCGCTTCGTGGGTGCGTACGTTACCTCGCCCCAGTGCCATCTGTCAGACACGGCAATCTCGTCTGTCCAGTCAATGTTCTCGATATCAACGGCATACTCGTGCAGCACCCAGCGACGCGTAAGTTCTTCAGGCTTGCCTTTGTGAAACTCCCGCACCTCAGTACGTGGGTTTGCTAACCGTAGCTGTTGCTTAATCTCGGCAGCAAGAGTACTTTTACCAGAAGCGTCTGCGCCTTCCAAAACTATAAACATTCGTCAATCCGTCCTTTGGCGGTCTAATATATAACGTCTATTAGCAGAAAAGATGACCGATCAGGGGATGACCTCGATACGGTAAACTGTCTCGATGCCTTTGTCGATTCTTGACGCTTCCTCGAGCAGTCTCTGGGCGACGTGCGTAAGATACCTTGCTCCGCTTTCATCGTACTTATAGAGCGCCTCAAGAACCGCGTTTGGGTCCTCGCTTACCTGCGCCCAGTTGCGGTCTTTCTCGGGAAAGATAACCGCGGCTGAAAGCGAGGCATTGCAGATCTCGCACGGGACGAGCTCTCGTGGCGCGGTAACCGACTGTGTTGGCACCTCGCTAAGGCCGTACCGTTTGACAAGGTGGCATGTTGCAGCGTGGTAGACAACTGAGACACCGACTCGAGACAAAACATACGAGCCGCTCTCAGTTTTGTACAGTTCAAACTCGATCCAGCGCAGCGAGTCTCTGCGCCACGACGACGACTTACCAAGAAGCTTGCCGTTGAACTGAAGGATTCTATCCCCGTCTTTTACCTGTATCATGCGAATACCATCTTTCGTAGCGAACTAGTTGAATCATAATATGTAAACCGTCTGCACGTGTTCATAGCAAGACTGTTTTTACATCGGGTACGAGTCCGGTAGATCGTCGTAGGCTACGTGCAGTTGCTCGCCTTCAAATCTTTTGTAGAACAGTCTGTAGACATCCATGAGCCAGTACCTAAACGATTCAGGGCACTCCGGTGACACAGCTGCTTTGACAAGTGCAGTTGAGTCGCCCATAACGTACTTAGCGACCGGCTGCGGCGGCACGATGTTTAGTAGATCGTTTCTAACGTTCAACGGCATCTGAAGAGCGCGCAAAACGCTATGGCACGTTACTGCCATCGGCTCACTGTTCCCAAGCTCCGTATGCGACCACGCCCACTCAATGATCATTCTGAACAGTTCATGCGCCGTGTGTGCCATGCACTGCGGATGTGTCTGCCATATCCTCTGAGTACCGACAACGTCTACATACGTTTCATCTAGCTCACTGTACGTAATGAACGCGATCGGTGCCATGTCAACCGCCATGTCATGGCGTTTGATCGTCGGGAACGCGCCGCGCCCTTGCTCTTGCGCATCAATCGCGCCCTTGAACGATGTGATTTCTACGTCAAATTTTACGGTGCCGTGAGTGACCTGCTCAAGGCTTTTGATCGTATAGTCGTTAGCTGAGCACGCGTTCTCATAAGTCTTTGACGCCACTTTTGGTACCGATTTCCATAGTTGAAAACCAGTAAACTTTCTTTCTGGTTGATTCACTATCTCGATGTCCCAGTTCAATCGAGCCTGGTTCCATACACATGAGAAGTTGTTAGACAGCCGCGGGCGCTTGATCGGCGGCTCCCAATGCCCGTCAACTGAGTTCCACACCCAGTTCTCAAATGGACATGCCTCGGGGTTCTTGTGATCTGTAAGATCGTTGAACGGTGGCGGAGACGAAATATGAAACACGTCTGGATTTAAGTCACTTACCGTAGATCTATAGTCGGAGTTAGTGTTGACGTAGTCTCTTAGCTCATCGATAGAGTGGATTCTTATGTTAAAGATATCCATCATCTCAGGCGCGATTCTTGAGAAATCAAACGTATCTTCTACCTTAGAAATTGACGTCTGACCGTCGTAAGCATCAAGAAGAAAGAACGTCTTATCGGGCGACGGAAAGTCACCTTGAAGAGTTTCGTAGATGTTCAGATCTTCGCTAAACTGAAAAAATGTTACGTACTTCATCGTCACCCAGTCAATGTCTCGTAGCTGTATCTTAACTGTATTTCCTTGATCGTCGAGTAGTATAGACCGTCGCCAGCATAGTAGCCAGGGAACACGTTGGCTTTAATATAGAAGTAGTAGTCAGCGTACGTCGGTGTAAGACTAAAACCTGACAGATAGATCCATCCGTTAGCGATAGTTCCAAATCCGCCAGAGTCAAACTTAAGATCTCCGGCGCCGGTGCCGTTCATGTAGACCTGGATTCTGCTAGCGGCGACTCCACCGATCTGTATGGCGACACCCTCAAGCGTGGCGTCACGGTAGCCGGCCGGAAGTATTGGTCTGAAAAGAATACTCACAAAATCGTCGTCACTCGACGTTTTAGCAACCTTTGTTGATGTTGTGACAGTGTACGACACACTGCCGAACGCCGCAGAAGTCGGAACGTCGTACGGGTAGTCAGCGTCTGTTCTAGTGACACTTGTTTCTGTTGAAGATGTTCTAGCACTTGTACCGCCAAAAACGGTTACGTCTATCCCTCTCGACGTGTCGACGCGCAAGGATCCCCCGCTCGCGCTTGATGGGCTAGATATAGCGCTGTTGTACGGGGTCGCAAACACCGTATCTCCCGCAGCAGATGACACGAGATACGTCTGGTTATACGTTGAGCTCGAGCTGCCAACAACTCTTACAAAGTCGCCATTTACAAGATCTATTCTGCTAGAACTGTTCAGCACTATCCTTACGTTTCCGCCTTTTTGAAGAGTAAGCGTGTTAATTCCGTACGACAGCGACGTGACCGTTGTATTGACGTTCGGGTATGCTGGGTCAAAGTCAAAGGCTTCAGTGACGAAGTAGACGTTTTGCCCAAATGTAGCAGCTCTTTGGAAG